AAATGGTATTAATTTTTATCGTATGTCTTCGGATATGTTTCCGTGGGCAACGGAATACCAATTTGAAGAATTAAAAGATTGGAAAGAAATTCATAAAATCTTACAAAAATGTGGTGATAAGGCTACATTCTATAATCAACGATTAACTTTCCATCCAGGACCATTTAATGTATTAGTTTCCCCAAAAGATTCAGTTGTAGAAAATACAATTAAGGATTTGGAAGTGCATGGTAGAATTATGGATGCTATGGGATTATCACAAACACCATACAATAAGATTAATATCCATTGTAATGGGGTATATGGGGATAAAATAGCAGCTATGGATAGATTCTGTACAAATTTTGAAAGGTTGTCAGAATCGGTTAAAAAGAGGCTTACAGTTGAAAATGATGATAAGGCATCTATGTATTCTGTTAGAGATTTGATGTATATACACAATAAAATTGGTATTCCAATCGTTTTTGATTATCATCATCACCAGTTTTGTACAGGTGATTTATCGGAAGAACAAGCACTTAAATTAGCAGCAACAACATGGCCAAAAGGAATTGTACCTATTGTTCATTATTCCGAATCAAAAGCATTACATGAAAATAATAAAAAAGAAAAACCCCAAGCACACTCCGATTATATTAACAACCTTCCCAACACATACGAATTGGATGTATATATTATGGTTGAAGCAAAAGCAAAAGAAAAAGCAATAATACCTTTTATAAAAGAAGTTACCTGTGAATATAGTGGGTTACCTTCCGTTAAATCTTACGAAATATGAAATTAATTAAAAACAAAAAAGCAAACGGATTAGACAACAATGAGTTTTTTGAATATCTTAAAACTCCCGTTGAAAGATGTGAATTTACACAAGAAGAAGCAGATGAGTTGAGAGAAACATTGGAGAAAGGAATGCAAGAATATCCTGGTTTAGGTATTTCTGCAACCCAATTGGGAATTAAAAAAAGAGCATGTTTAATTAAATTTAGAGATCAAGAACTATTCCTTTTAAACCCAAAGATAAAAGAAAAATCTAAGGAAGGGTTTATATTTTATGAAGCCTGTTTATCAATTCCAAAATCAATTGATAGTTTTGTAAAAACAATCAGACCTTGTAAAGTTGTAATTGAAACTGACAATTTGGGTGAACTAACTTTTGAAATAAATTCGGATGGAGATAAAGATCAAGTATCTACCGAAACTATGATGACAGTTATAGTTCAGCATGAGATTGACCATTTGGATGGTATTACTATTTTAGATAGAGTTTACTCTACTACCATTGAAAAAGAGAGAACTTTTGGAAGAAATGAAAAAGTTGTTATGAAATCTCCAGATGGTGAATTTGTGGAAGTTAAATACAAAAAAGCAAACGAATATTACTTAAAAGGATACGAATTAGTTTAACTATGATTACAATAATAATATCTTTATCAATTTTACTTTTTATTTCTTTCTTTGCAACCGTTAACTTACTAATTAAGTTAGAAAAGTTTGAAGATGCAAATGAAGAATATGAAAACTTCTTACAAGAAGAAGAATTAAAAAATCAATCATTACTGGAGGCATTAAGGCAGATAGATAATCGCCAAATGTTTGAGAAGGACGATGATGTAGGTTCTATATTTTATCAAATAAAAGAAACTATTGAACGTTTCAAACAATTCAAACAATATGCCGAGAAAAAAATCAAATAGACAATACTTTACAAAAGATACGGAGGATGCTATAATCCTATACAATAAAACAGAAGATAAACTAAGTAGAGATAAAATTTACAAAGACCATATTCAAAAATCATTTGAAAAACTGGCAGAGATAGTTTATAATAAATGGAAATTTACTTATTTTGATGATGATCCACAAGATGTAATGGCAGAAGTTGTTACATTTATGATTGAAAAAATACATATGTATCAAGAAGGTAAAGGTAAAGCCTTTTCATACTTTACCATTGTTGCAAGAAATTATTTGATACTAAACAATAATTCTAATTACAAGAGATACAAAGATACGGATGTAATGTCCAATATGCCAGAAAATTGGGATACCGAAAACAATTTCAGAGAAGAAACTTTTAACGATGAATATAAAACATTCAATAAAAGAATGTTAGTTTATTGGGATATACATTTAGAAAACCATTTTCCAAAACGTAGAGATATGCAAATAGCAGATGCCGTATTGGAATTATTTAGAAGAGCAGAGTTTATAGAAAACTTTAATAAAAAATCTCTATATCTTTTAATTAGAGAAATGACAGGACATCCGACTCATTATATAACCAAAGTAATAAATAAAATGAAAGCAAAGCAGATGGAGTTATATAATGAATTTATGGATACCGGTGATATAATCATATAAATATCCTAATACTCAATAATTATTAATATGTAAAATCATAATTTATGAGTGCTGAATTTCAACTTTTTGATGGTAAAAACTTATCATCTCTTTTCAAAGATATATACGAAAATCAATTAAATAAAAAGAAAAACATTTCCGATTTAATTGAATCATTGCGTAAACTAATTAAGAATGTCGGTGAAGCCACCGTAATTGCTCCCATTATAAAAGACCTTATTGAGGTTTCCGTTAAGAACGATGATCATCTCATCAAACTTGCTACGATTGCGCAGAGGTTGGCATCTGCGGAAGCCAAAGGTATTGGTGAAGATGGGTGGTTAAGTGAACAGGAGAAGGCCCAATTACTTCAGGAGATGGAAGATACTATAACGCAAGTTGAAGAAAAAAACAAAGAAAAACTTGTTGATATAGAGATTGAAATTGAAGAAATCAAAACCAAAATGTAATGGAAAAAATTAAAGCATTTTATGCTACCGTAGACCAAGTATTTGGTTCTAAGGATACTCTTTTAGAAAGAAAAGATAAAAAAGTTGATACTACTGCTGTATATAATGGTAACAAAAATTTTGATGCACTTGATGGTAGGTTTTATGGTGCAATAACATATAGATTTGAATCTAGAATAAAAACAGAAGAATATGCTTTTCCTTTTGATAAAAATAATCTAACTTTTCCGATAAAAGGTGAAACAGTTGTTATTCTTAAAATAGAGGATAATACATATTGGTTACCATATTCAACAACACCTTATCCAAATTATAGAAGAAACTCAAACGTATTTGACCAATCAAAATCAACAAGTAATGATAGTGGTACATTGACTCCTGAGAAGAGTCCAACAAAAGGTGAATACAAAGTAAATGAAAAAATAAAGTTTCTAAAACCAAGACAAGGTGATACCATAATAACGGGTAGAAATGGAAATACAATAAGATTTTCGGATTTATTCTTAACGGAAGATGATAAGACAAGTTCACCATCTATCTTCATAAGAAATGTTCAAGATAAAGAACTTGATGATAAAAAAATATCAACATTAGTAGATGAGAATTTCAACAAAGATGGAACATCTATTTATATAACATCAAATAAAGTAAAGATACCATACAACATAACCGAAAACGATTCTAACTTAAAAAAGGCTTTCAATGAAAAAAAGGCATATAGTTTAGATGAAAAAGGTAGTAATAAAATTGATTATCCAAAAGATGATGAACTAAAAGGAAATCAGCTCTATGTAAATTCTGATAGGATTTTGTTATCTGCTAGGGTTAATGAATTTTTAGTTTTTGGTCAAAAGCAAGTTGGTGTTTTTAGTGGAGGAAGATTTTCAGTTGATGCGATGAATGATGTATATATGTTTGCAAATAAAAGTAACATTATATTTCATGCAGGTGGAAGTGGTAAACAAATATTCTTAAAATCGGATGGTGGTGAGGTTTATATAGGTAAAAACGATAAGCCAGGTAAAGATGGTGATCCAGTTCAACCTATGGTTTTAGGTGGTGAATTGGTAAAAGTTTTAGAAGATTTAATTGATGAAATAAATAAACAATGGTATCCAACACCATCAGGACCAACTCCAACAGATGCAGGTCCTTTGAATAAACCTAAATTTGAAGCAATAAAAAGTAAATTAAAAGTTATTTTATCTGAATCTAACTTTTTGAGTAAAAAGAAATAAATGCCCTGGAGTAGTTTTGAAAATTCGATGGAAAGTTTAATGAAGAATCATTCATACGGAAAAGATATGGATGGTTGGGCAAAACAATTTACAAACAACTACCATCTGGCTATATTATCGGGAGGAGATTTGATTAGTGGTATCAAAGTATTGAAACCGAACAAAGCTGGTATGGAGAATATATTAAAATCAAAATTAAAATCAGTTCAACCATCAACATCTACAACTTTATTGGATGTAATAGGACCTGCGGTGGTTATGTATTGGACAGGTGCAACTATGCAACTATTTCCTCCACCTAAAATACCTGCACCGGGAGCTTTAAAAAATTTAGTTACAACACAAGGTTTGGTTACGAATGCAGGATCATGGACACCATTGCCCGTTAAACCTAATACGGATAGTAAAATATTTATAAAATCATTTGTATCCGCAGCAAAGTTACATTTATTGACCGTATCTGGACAATTTATTGTAACGGCAATATATCCACCAAATACACCAGGTCCAGGAGTTGTTCCTTGGGTAGGATATAAAGTATAAATGGTAAATTTGATATTTAGATATTTATTAAAAAAGAATTTATGAAATCGGATATGATACTTTCTCTTATTAAAGAGGTAGTCAAAAATGAAGTTAAACAACAAGTCAAAGAGGAATTGGCGAAGTTGATAAAATCTGGTGCAGTTACACTAAACTCTCAAAAGAAAACTACACCATCTTTGGCAAAATTAACAGAAGTAAATAGTACTGCTACTAAAAAACAATCGGTAGTAAAAACACAACAAAAAGAATTTTCAAAAGACCCAATGATAAATGAGATTTTGAATATGACACAACCGTTTACTGCTGCGCATAGAGTAGAAGGTGGTTCATCATCTATGGGTGGTAGTATATTAGATGCAATTCAACCACAAATGAGTACGGAAGGTGATTGGGAAACTATGGATTATAGAAACACAAACATATCATCAGAAACCCCAATGGAAACGGGCGATGTTGGTATAGATGCATTAACAAAAGCATTAAATAGAGATTATACTGAGTTAGTTAAAAGATTTAAATAAAAAATGGCATATCAATTAGGTAGATTTAATACTCAAGATTTATCCGTTAATAGAGATAAAGTATTGGGAATTGGAATTAATAAAACATCCGATTCTAATGGTATTTTTTCTGTCAATTACACTACATTATCACAAGCAAAAGATAATATAGTTAATTTAATAATGACAAAAAAAGGTGAAAGAACTATGCAACCTGAATTTGGTTGTGATGTGTGGAGATTGATTTTTGAACAATTTACTTCTGAAACTTTGGAATTTGATATTGAAAGAACCATAGTAGATGCTGTAAATATATGGTTACCATATTTAAATATAGATGAAATTTTATTTGATTATGATACCAATGATATAGATAATCATAAAATTTATTTACAAATAGCATTTTCTTTAAAAATAAATTCAAATTTTGGAGATTCCGTTACTATTTTAGTAGAACAATAAAAATATAATTTATAAATGGCAATAAGACCTGTAAGTAAAGTTTGGGGAAATGATAATAAAAATTTCAATTACTTAAATAAAGATTTTTCATCTTTAAGAGAGGCGCTTATTGATTTTACTAGAACTTATTTTCCATCAACCTATTCGGATTTCAATGAAGCTTCTCCTGGTATGGTCTTTATAGAGCAGGCTGCTGCATTAGGTGATTTACTCTCATTCTATCAAGACACTCAGTTAAAAGAATCTATGTTATATTATGCAACTGAGAGGAAGAATGTTATGGCAATTGCTCAAACCATGGGATATAAACCAAAAGTATCTGCACCCGCAATTACTACACTTAAAGTTTATCAATTGGTTCCTGCGATTGGAATGGGTGTAGATAATAGACCGGATTCTACATTTTACTTAAGAATAGCAGATGGTATGGAGATTCAATCAACTTCAAATACCAATGTAATTTTTAGAACAATAGATGATGTTGATTTTACTAATTCAAATGATAGAGAAATTGAAGTGTATGAAAGAAATACTATAACAGGAGAACCAAACAGATATTTAATTAGTAAATTAGTTAAAGCTATATCAGGAACTGAGGTTGAGACTGTACTATCATTCGATACATCAACCGATTATCCATCTGCAATTTTAAACGATACAAATATAATTTCCATCGTATCTGTCACCGATGAGGATAACAATAAATGGTATGAAGTTCCATATTTGGCACAAGAAACTATATTTGCAGAAGTCCCAAATACGGAAGTTAATAGTGGGTTTAACCAATTTGCGGATTCGGTGCCTTACATATTAGAAGTAAGAAAAGTTCCAAGAAGGTTTTCAATTAAAGTAAATCCAGATAATACGCATACGATACAATTCGGACCAGGTGATACAAATTTAAATGATGAAGTTATATTACCAAATTCTAAAAATATTGGATTAGGTTTAGCAAATTCGGTATCAAGATTAAATTCAGGAATAGATCCATCTAACTTTTTAAAAACAAATACATTTGGTGTTGCACCTGTTTCAAAGACTCTAACCGTAAAATATTTAGTTGGTGGTGGAGTTGAATCAAATGTTAATACAGGAGATTTAACAAGCATAATAACAATTGAATATAACGAAGATTTATTATCATTGACAGATGATATATTACCAATTTATGAAGAGGCAAAAAATACAGTTGCCGTTGAAAATATTGAAGCTGCTAGTGGTGGTAGAGGTGCCGAAAGTATTGAAGAAATTAGACAAAATGCTTTAGGTATATTTGGTTCTCAAAATAGAACAGTAACAAGACAGGATTATATGGTTCGTACATTGAGTATGCCGGAAAAATACGGAAGTGTTGCCAAAGTTTGGGTATCTCCCGATGGTGAATCCGATACTAACTCACCAACAACAATACTTGGAAATCCTAAAAAATTAGCAGAGTTTACAAATTTAGTTGAATCTTTAAAAAATAAATCTACAACCGAAATTCAAACTGAATTAAGAAAATATCTTGGAATAAACATAACAAATGTAAATGAAATAAATAATCCATTTGCAATTAATATGTATGTTTTGGGATTTGATGCAAATAAAAAGTTGACAAACTTAAATTTAGCAGTTAAACAAAACTTAAAAACTTATTTAGATGAGTATAGAGTTTTGACAGATACAATCAATATTGTAGATGGATTTATTGTAAATATTGGTGTAGATTTTGAAATAATATGTTATGGAAATTATAACAAAAGAGAAGTTCTTGCGGCATGTGTTACGGAACTACAAGATTATTTCAATATAGATAGATGGACATTTAATAAAACAATTAACATTTCAGAAATAGAATTAGTTTTAGCAAATATAGAAGGTGTTATGAGTGTTCCAATGGTTAGAGTTTATAATTTATGTGGAGAACCATATTCACCAAATCGTTATAATGTAGATGAAGCAACGAAGGCTAAGATTGTTTATCCATCTTTAGACCCTTGTGTTTTTGAAGTTAAATTTCCTAACAAAGATATTAAAGGGAGGGCACTATAATGCATAAATTTTTTACATCTTTATATGATGCAAGTGTATATTTACAACAGCCAGATCAAAATACGGGCAGAGATGAATTGCTTGAAGTTGGTAAAGTTTATTATGGTTCTATAAAAGATGTTTATAGAACACTAATAAAATTTGATATGAATGAAGTTTCCGAATCATTTGTAAACAATGGTGTGAGTGGTAATTGGAAAGCATATCTTAATTTAAAAGCAACAAAGAGTGAAGAAATTCCATTGGAATATACTATATATGCAAATGCGGTTTCTCAGAGTTGGACTATGGGAGTTGGTACTAAATTTGATAATATATCATCGGATGGTGTAAGTTGGAATTATAGAAATGGAACAAATAAGTGGCAAGATGTAGCAACTGGAGCAGGAGCAATATTTGCAGTAGGTACTACGGGTTCATACGATGCTGCAGGTGGTACTTGGTACACTGCATCGGAAGCATCTCAATCGTATAACTATGAACCCGATGATGTTAGAATGGATGTTAGTGGTATTGTAAGATTATGGTTAAGTGGTTCTCTTCCAAACAACGGATTCATTGTTCATCATAGTTTAAATAATGAATCGGATACTACCGATTACGGTGCATTAAAATTTTTCTCAAAAGAAACAAATACTATATACGAACCAAAATTAGAATTAACTTGGGATGATTCTATATTTGTAACGGGAAGTTTAACATCGGTAACAGGTTCTATTTCCGATGATGATTATAAAATAGTATTTACAAATCTCAAAACCAAATATGCAAAAGATTCTATTGTTAAGATACGATTAAAAGGTAGAGATGCATATCCAATGAAATCATTTGGAACATCATTTGAGTATGACCAAACAAAGTACTTACCAACAACAGCATATTATCAAATTGAAGATTATGTAACGGGTGATATTGTATTTCCATTTGGAGATTACACAAAAATAAGTTGTGATTCAAACGGTAATTATTTTAAAATGGATTTATCAACTTTACCTGAAAATAGAACATACAAACTTAAATTAAAAGTTGTTGAAAGTGATATTTCTACTATAATTGATGAGAAATATGTATTTGAAATAATTTAAATATTAATATGATTCTCAAAACACCTTCTGAACAAGAGCAAAGAAAAATACAACTAGAACAAATTTTAGTAAGTTCTGGTTCAAATTTTGCATTTGATAGACAAAACCCAAATGTAGTTGTTCCAAACAAAGAACACGTTGCATCATCTTTGTTATTTAAATCTTTATCAAAGAATAAAATAAATCAAGAAGAATTATTAAAATCGGTTGCAACTGAAATTACTGAGTTAAGACCTACACTTCCTGAACCTCCGGCTCTAGATTTAGTTCCTAGAAGTTTGTTAGATGAACAATCAAATTTGACAAACTCTTTACAAAATGAAATAGGAAATTTATCACAAACAATTGCAGATTTGCAATCGCAAATAGCCGGATTACTTGCCGATAGTTCCACAAAAGATGCAGATGTATTGGCGATAGGACAAACTAATACAGTTTTGGCAAATCAAATAGATACTCTATCAAAAACAATAGAAGATTTATCAAATCAAATCCAAAATTCAATTCAAAAATCAATAGAAGAAAGTATTTTGAGAGCATCATTACAATCTCAAAATATGGGATATAAATCACAAATAGAAGCATTAGTTAAACAAATAGATTCTCTCAATTCAATTATAGAAGGATTACAATCACAGTTAGGTTCAATACAACAACAGCAAGCAATTACACAAGCTTCGCAAAATATTGCATTAGTAGCTGGTGGTGATTTGATTAATGAGGTTGTTATTGTAAAAGCAGAACCCACATCGACTCCACCAGAATCATCAATTGTTGGTAGAATAAATAATCTTACAGGTGAATTTAGATGGGAGTGGGGTCAAACACTATTTGTTACAAATAATGATTTGAATCCTGTAACTGTTACTATAACTGTTTTCAACCCATTAGGTCAAAATTGGTTAAGTTGTCCAAAAAATGTATTACAATTAACTCCAGGTGTCGCAGAAGAATTATTACTTATATTTACTCCAGGTGCATGTACATACACTGCAGGTGATTTTAGTAAAACAGTTTTGAGTAA